CTTTTGGATAAAGAAGTTTTAAACATTAAAATAGAAACAGTTTGGACAAATCATTTTATAAAATACATTGGTCATAACAATAAGAATGGTTCTTGGCGGTGGGTTGCTGAAATGAACATGCCTTGTATTAAAGCTTTAGCAAAAAGTGAATATGCACAAAGTTGTTTGATCGATGAGAAGAGTTTTTTTCCACGTTATTATTTTAGGGAGGAGAGCATAGTCCATGAGTTGATAGATTGGTTAGAAATACGTGGTGAAGTTATTACATCTATTATTGAATTATCTTAACTAAAAGAGGTGTTACAAATGAGCGAAAGGATCATATCTTTAAAAGAATTGATTGATACAATGGACAATCATTGGTTGCGAGTGACTCCATTAAGAAAAATTAGAATGGCAAAAGAGGGTGTCTTTTTGACTAAGGATGATGTTTCTGTTTCCTTTAAACAAAGAAAGTCTGATGTCCCTGTTGACCGTGTTCTTGTGCGTATTGGTTATGAAGTTGCTAATACATTAGGGTGGAAAGTTGGTGATAAGTTAGTTCTTTTCTCTCATCCGGATGATAAGCTCGCATTCAAAATTTGTAAGACTGAAGCAGGTGATGGGAATAAACTTTCTAAAGATCCTGGAAGCAGACATTTAAGAGTTATATTTCGTTGGACTGATTCATTCCCCCTTCAAAAAACAAACGGCATTATTGTTTATCATTATTGTCCTCGTGATGAATATTTATTATTTAATGCGCGAGAACTTAAAAAAAATAAAGGAGTTCAATGAATGGATTAATTCGCCTAGTCGTTCATCGTTGTAGGATACACGGTGGATTGACTCGGGAGGATGTTCATATTGATAAGCGAAGGAAAGGCATAAATTATTATCGTTGCAAACAATGTAGGAGAAAAAAAGATGAGCACAGCAGCACCAAAAAATATCAAAGAACTACGCGACTTCGCCCTTGAAACCCTCACGGGATTGAGAGAAAAGAGGGTTGATCTTCAAGAGGGCATGGTTGTTGCAAAAATGATTGATACCGTCCTAGGTACGTTGAAGACACAAGGCGACTATAACAAGATGCTGGGAAGAGGCGTTGAAATTGCGTTCTTGGAAGACCCGAATAGTTCGCTGGTGTTTGATGATCGCGCTCAAGAAAAGACCAAGTTATTGACCAAAGACTAACCAAAAAAGAGGGCGGAGAGGAGTCCGCCCTTAATTGGTTGCTGCCGTTTAAACCATAAGAGAACACCAATTATATCATGAATTTCCGCATTGGGGAAAGGATTGCTTATTCTTGTTTTTATTGAATTAGAGGAGGATACTGAGGGTCTTTCGTATGAAAGGGGAGTTACAAGCTCCCCTGCCATATTTAATTCCATTTAACAAGTGACCCACGCATTTTAAGGGATAAAAAGGCTTTTAGCAAGCTTCTGCGGGGTCTAAGGAGCAAATAGATGCAGTCCTCCCAGCGTCAGCATACCGCCGGCTTTCAGGTATCTTGTTTTCTTAATTCTAAACGTCCCTTTAAACTAAAGTCTGTTAAAAAAATACTTAATGGAAATACGCGCTCCATCTTGCGCTACATAGCCGATGTCCTGGACATGGAATTTTATCGTTCCGGCAAAACTATCTGTAAACTTTCACACTCTCAGATCGCAAAATATAGCGGTTGTTCTCTAAGCACTGTCAAAAGATCTGTAGCAAATTTAGTCAAGTATAGAATGATCAAACTTTCTTATAATCATTTCGGAATGAGCAATAACTACTCATTAGGCCGTTGGATCCTAGTTCACGTTGAGCTGGGTGGTACCCAGTTCACCATGAACCACCTTCCCCCTAAGAAGAGGGACACCTCGCTCACAGTGAACCAGGGGGTAGGTCATAGTGAACCAGGGGGTAGCTCACCATGGACTACATCTAATAATGCTTCTAAGAATGTTTATAATAAAAAGCTTACGAGCTCGCTTTCTTTAAAACAACATCAAAAGCAAGAAAGTGAACAGGATCGCAAGGATAGGGAGCATTTTGATCAGCAGCTCCGGGAACACGAGCGTTTGAAGGAACTAGACAAGGCGGAATGCAAGACAAGCCACATGCACATTAAGGAGATTTTAACGAAACTCAAAGGCAAAAGGATGAATGGCCATGGAGAAGTACCAGACAAGGGAATCAGCCCAGGAATTGGAGCGAAGGCGGTTAGAAACGGTTAACACCGCGATGAGCTATCTACAACAGATTGAACAGCATTATGATGAAAAAACGCTCTGGGAATTGAAGGATAATGTTTGGAAGCCCGGCATTGAAGGATATGATTTTAATCGCCTTTGGTATCAGATTTTTGGAATACAGCAGGTTATAATCAAAAATGGGGGTTCCATTGTGGGTTTCAAATTACCACTACTTAAGGGATGAATAATATGTACACAGACTGGAAAGATCTGCGTAGACAAAGCGCAAGGAAGCGAAAGAGGTGGTGGCAGAGCTATGAGCTTTTGGTTCAGGATACCGAAAAAACGAAATCTGAGCCGTCAAATTTAAAAGATCATCAACAGGACGCTCAAAGGGACAGTAAAAAAGATCGTCTTTCAAACAAGCTATAATTGCGTTTAAACCTGTATAAGGATTATACAGTATGCCATTCCGGGCTTCAAGGAAGAAGTCTTCATTTCGGATACCGATTCCGACTGAAGAAAAAGAACAGATTGCGTTTGTTAAATGGTGTAGACTGTTTCGCCTCACCAAAGCCCCTTATTGCGGGCAGCCGTTGATATTTTATCATGTTCCGAATGGAGGAAGTAGAAATGCGTTGGAAGGAGCTAAGTTCAAAAGGATGGGGGTTAGTTCTGGAGTGCCTGATTTATGTTTTCCTATGCCTAGTGGGGCTTATCACGGCCTTTATATTGAACTCAAGCGAAAGACAGGTGGAGTGCTTAGCGATACCCAGCGAATCTGGCTCAGTAATCTTAGCTTATTAGGTTATGCGACTGCGGTCTGTGCCGGAGTAGATGAAGCAATAGCTGTGATTAAGAGATATTTTCGGGAGTGATTATATTTCATGTTGTCGGTTTGTTGTCAGTTACCCCTTCTTGGAGCGAGGTCATTTTTCCAGGGAAGCGGGCACTATGATGAAGATTATTTGCTCTGTAGCGGATGTTTGCGGCCTTGTGATAGAGTAATTAAAGAAGGTTCACAGGGAGAGACTAAGGATGGCGAACTTTGAAGAAGCGGTTGCTTTTGTACTGGATAATGAAGGGCGTTATAGTAACAATCCTCGTGATCGCGGGAGTTCAACTAATTTTGGTATTTCTCTGCGGTTTCTCAATTCCCTATCCATTGAAAATCTTAGAAAGTACGGCTTTGGTGTTGTACTGGACGACCAAGCTGTTAAAGAAATGTCGCTTGATACTGCGAAACAGATCTATCGTGAGCAGTTCTGGAATGTCCAGCCTTTTGAAAGACTCTTGAAACAAGAACACGCTAATTACCTATTCGATTTTGCAGTTAATTGCGGAGTAGCGCCTGCTATTAAAGCCATTCAACGTGCCTGCTGGGCTGTATTGCGTAAATGGGGAAGGCCTACGGAAGATGGAATCTTAGGCGATGAAACAATCAGCTTGGTCAATCAATGCGGGTTCTTTCTTATGCCAGCATTACGGGCTGAACGGGGCAACTACTACAAGGATCTAGTTAATCACTTCCCAGAAGAAAAGGAGTTTCTGGATGGATGGTATTCAAGATGTTACGATTCTTAAAAAGATCATTGGCTTCATTGAGGACGCTTCTCCGCTCCTGGGGAGTGTTCTTGGCAGTCCTTTTGCGGGAGTTGCTCTGGGGCTTATGGCTCATTATCTTCATTTACCCATTGGCGCTTCTAATTCTGATATTCTCTCGGCTCTCAATGCTTCTCCAGATTCTATTGAGAAAATAAAGCAGCTTGAGGCCGAACATGCCGAAGCTTTAGAGAGCTTGGCAAACGCTGATAGGGCGAGTGCCCGTTCTAGGGAAGTAGCTGTGAGGGATCATGTGCCGGAGATCCTCGCGCTGGCATTTCTCTGTATATACGCGCTGATTCAATGCTATTGCGTGATTCATGAAGGACAGGGCCTTGATGTTATCTCAGCCCGTGTGCAAGATATCCTGGTGATTATTATTAGCTATTATTTTGGCTCGAGCATTAAGTCTAAGAATTAAGTGCAGACTATGAAGACAACCCAAAATATCAGCACTATCGCCAACAGTTGCATTAAGATTTTTCCTCAACAATAGATGAAGCAATCAGCTCGCTTGCAAGCCAATTTCTTAAAGATTCTCCAAAGGAAGTGACGGCAGTAGCAAAGCTGAGAGACGGATTGCCTGTGTGATTTTTTAGATGAAGTGTCCATAGTTCAATTTCCATGCGCTCGCGGATCTTTTCGAGTAGTTCGCACGGCATTTCCTTTAAGGGAAAAAATTGATTAATTTGTTCTTCTTGTGTTTGAAGCTGTGGCTTTTTTGACTGACGTTTCTTTTTCATTAGTTAGCTCTCTTATGTTATGAATGAATTTTAGAAAGAATACTTACGATTGTTGCTGTATTGGCAAGGGAAAGCGTGAAGATAATTCCGAGAAGCCAGCGAAATTGACTCCAGGATTCCGCGCTTAGATGCTCTATTTTGTTTTCCAGTCTTTTAAGTGTTTCGGTTGTTTCTTTGGCTATCTGCTCAAGGACTGCGAGTCTTGTACCGTAGCCGTCATTGGGGAAGCGTTGGGTTTTCATTTTAGCGGGTTCTCCTCGTTATTTTATGTAATGCTGGATTAAACTTTGAATTGTTCCAAGAGCGCCTATTCCGATTAAAAAGGATTTAACAATAAATGATTTTAGAGCTAATTCTAGAGTTAAAATATCTTTTTGAGTAGCGTTTTTTAATTCTATAATGTCATTCTTAGTAACTAGTTCTTTAACATCGGCCATTTGACCAAACGCTTTTGCTGTTGCTTTTGTTAAACCTTGAGCTTGTTGTTCCGTTAATCCGGAGTTTTTTAACTCTTGCATGTATTCTAGTGTATCAAAATTAATCTGTGATTTCATGCCTTATTCTCCTCTTTTGTTAGCTGATGATAGTTAATTTTTAATCGTTCGTCAAGGTTTCTTTAGTTCCTTTAATTCACGTTTAATCAGGAGCAATACTCGTTTAATTTCTATAAGCCATTGTGGAATAGTTTTATATTCAAACTTTCCACTACGCGAGAGAATCATTCTTAAATAATGATCACTTGCATTTTCCGTATGATTTTTAGATCTTATTTTGTTTTTTACATAAATTTTTTCTTTATGTTTTTGAAAAACTCTAGCTCTAATTAATTTCATTTTATCTTTATTTTTTCTAGTCCATTCTAGATTTTTTTGATATCTTTTTTCACGATTTTTTTGATAACTTTTTTTATCATTTTCTATTTTGCATAAACGACATAATACATTAGGTTTTTCACGGTCGTGTGTTTTACTTATAATGTTATCATTTTAAAAAAAATGTCCATGCCGTCTACAGTTTTTTGTTATTGCTGCCATTTTAGAAAGCGTCTCCACCTTACCCACCATTTAGCGCGAGAGTGTTTGACTATCTTTCTCTTACACTCCCACGCCCACTCGTTCCAGAATTCGCATTGAATATAGCGTCTATATTGCTTGTCAATCTTTGGGATTAGAACTTGATAAAAGAACTCACGCAAGGAAAGTTTTTCGGCGAGAATGTGCTTAGGCATTTAATATTATCCTCTCTAATCTTTCTTTTGCTTCATTTAAAAGCTTAAAGGATTCTTTTGTTAAATCGCCAATTGCAAGCTGGTCTAATTGCTTCAAGGCGTTTTCAATCCGGCGCTCTGCAAATTCATTCATTATCAAGTATCTCCTCAATTAAAGCTGGACGACATTCTATTGATGTATCATTACACCATTCATCCCAGTCTATGTATTGTTGTTGATTATTCATTTCAACCAGGTCGGGATAGTATTGTTCTTTGGCAATATTAGCAGCAATCTTGTTCGCTTTGATTAAAGCTGTCCGCCTTGTGCTTGCTTCAATGATAAACGGTTTTGAGAATTGATAAGCTATTTTGTTTTTGCATAGCTCTATTTTAAATTTAGGCATTGCTTTTTTTCTCCTCTTTATTTCCGCAGATATTGCAAAGATCCCCTTTTCCAAAGAATCCCCCTAAACAATGAGAGCAAATAGTTTCCGCATAATAAATTAATTGCTCATCATTTAATTCCCTCAAAATTATTCCTAGCAATTCATCGCGTGAATAGTTCCTAAGGTTTCTAGCAATTAATGCATGAAGTCTTTTTCTTGATATAGTCATTTTGTTGTCTCTCTTAGTTGTTGTCGGCAATCTTTGCAAGCTGCATCTACCCCGTCATACTCAATGAGCATGACGGTATTACTGTAGACTCCACATAGGGGACAATATTCATGGCCAGTATCCCTGTAGTCTTCTTCTTGGCTAGGCATTGTCGCTTTCCTCTTTCTCCATTAACATCTTATGGGCTGTTTCTTCGCAAGCATACCAGGCTAATAAATTTTTGAAAGTTGACATATCTTCTACATTATCAGCGCCTTTAAAATGTCCTATTAATTCTAAAATATTTATTCCTTGATCCTGGGCGCTTTCTTCTAGCATCTCCCATATTTCCGATTCAAATTGATCATAGAAAGCATTAGTATCCTCATAATAAATGAGACTGCTAACCATGCCGGATATACAACCATGCTTTGTTAGGTCATTGAGGAAAGTTGTATAACCTTCCTCATTTTTTTCTTTCACTTCATCTTCAAGCCATTCTCTTATTGTTGAAAACTGAGTGTTAAAGGGTTTTTCTGTTGTGGTTGTCATCTTTACTTCTCCTCTGGTTTAAAGTATTCATCTAACATCATGTCGCAGAAATCATAGATAGCCTGATAGTATTCTAATTTATTCATGTTATTTTCTTGTTTCTCTAGTGCATGCTTTCTATTGGCTAATAAGCATTGCTTAACATCAATAATGTGAATCCCGGGCTTTAACATGCTTGCTGCTCCTGGTTGCTTAATCCACTAATAAAAGCTGTCATCCATTGATAGAGGGCGCGTTTAGTGCCGTACCCCCCGGTGCTTACCGTAATACAGCCCCCTTGCTCGTTATGCACGCGCTCAAGCTTTACTCCGCCATATGCCCAGTCTAGATAGTAGTGACCGATATTAGCCTTGAAGGGCTGCTCAATTACTTTGTCGCAATAGCTCATAGGACTATTGGTTAGGCGATTTATTTTATTGACCAGTATTTCTAAGTCTTTTTGATTAATACGTTGTGTCATGATTTAAACTCCATTGATCAATTGAGTTATAGCGTCTTTGAGTAGTGCTATTGCGTTATCGTATGCTTCAAATTGGCCTTCTGCGTAGCTAATACGTTTAGCAAAGTCTATTTCCTCAGCGCTACTAAGCGGAGCATCGCGCTCTATATCTCGCTTAACGTCTTTAAGGGTTCTCACTTCGTGCATTGTATGGAAACGAGCTTCATATAATGGTTTTAATAACATGGCTATTCTCCTCTTAGTGTTTTAAGGGCATGGTCAACTAGCGCTCTTTCGTGATCGTCTCTTTCATCTACTTCACGCCCGACAAGGCTATAGAGCTTATCTATTAGCCATCGCATGGCAATATGATCATTTCCGTTAAGTCCTAGATCACGCAAGCGCCTAGTGACAAGCTTGAGGGCTTCAGCGATAGGCGGGATATTGCAAGCATTTTGAATATCACCTAGGCAATAAGTGACTAATTCTTGCTCGTTCATTTCCTCAATTGTTTTATTGGTTCTATAATCTCTCATTGCTTAAACTCCTCTTATTGATTATCTATTAAATCGCCACAAGCAAGCCAAAGAACTTGTGACATGCACCCGTATTTAGTTCTAGGCCGTTCAAGGTCGAATTGCTCAAGGTATTGGCGCAAGTCTTTCGCTTTGATGCGTTTGAATTGCTTGAGTAGATATTTTTTCTTAAGCAGCATTGCGATGCTATCTGAGCATTGGCCTGTATGATAGCCAATAGCAATATGCTGGCCTTGTATCCATAGATCAAAATGATCGCTAGTCCAGTTATATAGTTTTAATGGTTCAAAGGTCATTTAAGCGCTCCTCACTCTAAATAGTTGTATCTGCCAATAACCCCAGATCAATTCCGTGCTATAACTATTGAATAGGTTATGCCAGAAACCCCCAACGTACTCACACCAGGGGATTAAGAAGAAAGGTTTGCTTAATGGATGACGTTTGATTGATATTTTCATTTTTATATCTCTCTTATAATGTTAAACGGTAATGCAAGGTTATATCATTTGTTATTTAATGTCAACTATTGTTTACTTGATATTACAGCAATAATCCGCTATGATTAATTAGTGCATTAATTCAAAGGATTGCATGACATGCCGTTAATCTGCCCTAGCTGCAAAGGCAAGAAACAAGTAGCCCCTTTAGGCGGTATCACTAAGGATTGCGCCTATTGCAAGGGCATTGGGTGGGTTAGTCAGGAAAGCAATAAAGACGAAACACTTAAAACCTTTGACTCTTTGCAATCATCAGCAGTTAAAATGGACAAACGCAGCAAAGAATACCGAGCATTAAAACTAGCTAAGAAGGCTTGATAATGAATGGCCTATACAAAAGAATTTAAGCGCTCTATTCATACACTCACCCAAAAGCAATATGATTTCACTCGTAATCTTGTTGGCAATGGATTCAATATAGAAAAAGCAATGCTAGACGCTGGTTACGAGCGCTCAACCTCTCGCACACAAGGCTTTGACCTGATTCAACAGCCCCTTGTTAAAGAGATTGTCCATAAGGCATTGGATTCGAGGCATGATGCTATCGTCTCTAAGCTCGGAATGACAATCTTATGGCGTGCTAAGAAGCTTAAGCACATAATTGATACATATATCCCTGATGATGACCATGAACTAGCGAACACTAACAAGGTCAGGATTGGATTAGACGCTATCAAGGAAGTGAACAAGATGACAGGTGATACAGCAATCAGCAACAAGGTTACATTCAATCTCAACACTGAACAGCGTATCAAAGATGCAAAGAAAGCATACGAAGACTACTAGCCTCTCTCTCCGCCTCTCTGCCCGCTCCCTGACGGTACTATCAATCCCCCCCTCTATCATCTGCAAAAACACCCAGGCCGTCACCCGTGGGGTAAGGGGGTAGCTCCGCTGATACATGTGCAGGTACTATTTATTAAGACCGATTCTGGTTCCATCTACGTATAAGATCATCTCGCACTTCATCATCCATCCGGATGCGGCATGCCCTGCAATTAATAAAGTACCATTTCTTATCGTCGTAAATGCTATATCTTAAATTGACCCGAAAGCCGCACCAAGGACAAGACTTTAAACCTATTCCGTGTAAAGTGAAGCTTTTGCTCACAAGGCTGTCCTAGTTAAATCTTAAGGAATCTCAAGATTGTAGCAGATTTTTATTCATTTGTCAAACCATTAGGTCATAGAGGTTTCCATTTATATCCACATAGCTTACGTATCTCACGCACAAGTAGGACTGAGGCTTTCTTAAGGTCTATGACATCCTGGGGGATATCGCCATAGGGCCATGCATAGCGACTTCCTGAGAGAAGGATTCGGATGTAGTGGTTATTGAGGCGTTCCCGGCCTTTGGTGGCGTTCTTGCGTTCCTTGATTCTTAGTTTAGCATTGAGTTCGGGGTTCTTGCGTATTTCGTGGTAGCGTCTACGTTGTCTGATGCGTCTTTTAGTGTAGTCGTTGAGTCGATAGCGGCGTTTCCTTGCGGGGTCACTGTGCAGCCATTCCCTTGCGCGCTTCTTGTATTCTGGCCTGGAGTGACTCTTAGCGCAGATCTCATTGCTGCATTGCCGGCATATCTTCGTTCCTCGGGAATCAATGCGTATCTTCTCACAGGGAATGTCTCCATGCTTAGGGCAGTGCAGTTTGAGGGTTCCAGCAGCTTGTTCAGCCAGTCTCTCAGTGCGTTTCTTTACCTCAGCTGCTTTCTTCTTATCTGGATTATTGACAGCCCAATTCTTATAGCCATTTTTACATAGCTTGCAGCCGATGTAGCTAGATGATCTATAGCAATAGGTGTCCTCAGGCTTTAATACACCATGCTTACGGCAGGTTTTGTTCATGGCGCAATCTCGCTCTATAGCGGGCTTCTTCCCTCCGGCGTTCCTTGTCACGTTCCCGTTTATCCAAGGCACTCCTTACAAATCTCTTAAGCTGAAGGTTAAGGCGTTTAAGTTCAATTATCTCAGGTGTTATTAAGGCTTCCGGATACTCTAAATCATTCCGCAGGAGCTTTTTGATGTAGTGGTCCTTGAGTTCATCGCGTCTAGCTCTGTTCTGTCTTTTAGAGAGCGCTAGTACCTTGCGTTTGTTATTGGCTGCATAGCGATGTTGGCGTTCAATCTTGCAGTGGTGACAGCCGAAATAGGGCTTGCGACCTTCTGATGTTTTCTGATGCAAGTAGATCTCTTCTTCGCTCAGGGGTCCGTGGATCTTGCAGATGTGAGCAGCTACCTTTGGGGTCTTCAATGCTTTCTTACGCTGATAAAGCTGCTTTGCATACTCCCGCCGCTTAGCTAGGGCTTCCGGCGAGCTACGTAGCTTTGTCAGACGCTCTTTCTCTTTGATCCACTGCTGCGCCCGATAGGTCTTCTTTGCCTCTTTTGGCTTGGATGCTTCGTACTTCCGGGATTTAGCAAGGATGCATTCATGGCAGCGCTTGAAGGTCTTGTCACGCCATTTCCAGGTGTAGAGCTGGTCTTCAGTGCGCGGGCCATGGTGCTTGCAGATCTTTACGATGATGGAAGAAGTAGACATGCCGGCTTCTCATATTGATTGCCAATCACTTCACAGCCCAGAAAGGTCTCTAGGTCATTATAGCCGCCTTTCATGCCGTTCTCCGCTATCTGCGGAAACCATAGCCCCCAGCCGGGGTTATTCTTCAAGGTGAAGTCATTGCACCAGATCACTTCAGCAATGCCATCTGATCCGCCAATGGGCAGATTGTTCAGTTTGACGTAATCGCCTTCAAAGATCATCTTGCCTTTAATATCCTTCCATCCAGTCCAGGCGAGGAGTTCAGAAAAGTCGTTCTTGTAAAGCCAATGCACTCCGCCGCAATTGCAGACATAGCCGAATTCATTATTCAGGAAGTCAATGCTAAGGACTTCGCACATGCCGCTCTTATGCAGATCATCCCAGACGCGGTAACGAATGGTTGTCATTTGCGGTCCTTAGGCGGCGGGGGTAAAGGCTGCCAGTGGGTTACGAATGCATTGAAGAACTTTCCTCGGTCTTTCCGAAAGTAATAAACTGTCATCTCATTTGTATCGTCATAAGTGAGATAAGCACCATCTTCAGGTGGCATGCGGTCTTTAACCGATACCCATCGATCGTTCATGCTATCAGCGAATTTCTTAGAGGCTTCAACAAATAAATCTTCCGGATGAATAGTGCTCATTTTGGTGTCTCCGGCAATGGCATCCAGTGAGTAACCTTATTATCATGCGGCATTTGAATAGAATCACAACGATCATTCCACCCATAATCACTGTGAAAACTTCCTAAACTGATACCTGGATAACATGGAATGAAAATTAAAACATGCTCATCATCAGGCGGCAATCTATCCTTAACGCTGATCCATTCGCTCATTTCCACGTCCTTCCAACGCCATCGCATTTCGAACACACAGGCGGCATGGGCTTTTCTAAGCACACAGTCTCAGTTCGATCATGATCGATGTAGATGCTATCAAGCATCTCAGATGCCTTGCAGGGGAAGCAGATGTCTTCAGTATCACATGCTTGCGCTGCTTGCCATTGAAGAAAGCGACGCATCTTCATGTAGTTCTCAGCCATCTTATCCATGTCGATCTTGGGACCACCGGCCATCATGATTATTTATCCTTAAGCTTCTTTTCTAAGTTGTCTAGGTAACAATCAGCAAAGGCAATGACGAATTTACGCATCTCAATGATTGCCAATCGTTCTCCATATTTTCTTGCTTCAGCTAAATCACCAAGCAAGCTATCCATTTTATCTTTTAAATTTTGCTCTCTCTCCGAACAATCTTTACAGTCTTTGCAATTCAAGAAGGTCACTTCGGAACCTCCATCGCCTTATTCGTAACTAAATGAATGAATTGCTCCGCAAGGCAATCAGCTAGGTTATCACCGTGGATGTCATAGTCTTCGGGATAATTAACTACATCGCATGTAGCGAAGTACTTCGGCATGCAGACACTTGGGTTCTCAACGCCAAACAAAAAGCGATAGGGCTCTTTGAATTCGGGAACCATTGCGATGAGTTCAGCAACGGTAAAGGCTGAGTAATGAGCTGACCATATTCTTGCACAATGTTCAATTTTCCAAGTTTCATTGGTATCGTCCGGCGTCCAATAAAAATAACTTTCCTGCTTAAATCCAAGCTCTTTCAATCGCTGAGCGAATTCTAATTTGCAGACCTGATCCTCTAGCATCATAACCACCTCAACCAACATTGAACCGTCCAGACGAGTAGCCCGATAGCCGAACACACCCAGCTCACGCGATAGTGATCAATTGAATAGTCAAGAGCACTAAAGAACAGATCGCAGGATTCGGCATATCTTTTGGGTAAGAGCACAAGCGCTGTGCAGAAAGCAAACCAAGCGCCCATTGCTATGTTTAGTAAATAGAATACGGTCATCATGCTCTATTCACAATCATGAGGTGTATCGGGACTGCATTTAATAAGGGCATTCCTATCAGCTAAGGCGACGCCGCTTACTAGGATTGAACTGATAAATAAAACTGTAACTAATAGACGCATTGTATTACTCCTTGTGGTTGTTGTTTAATTGCTCTTCAATCTTTGACCTGACGGCCTTACCGAATCGTAAAGCCAGCGTGTCAAAAGAATAGGTCTTCATCTCGGCCCTAAGCCAGATAAGTAGGTCATTGAGCACCTCTCGAGCGCCGTCGCTCTTGGCTTCGAGGTACTGATCAAGAAAATCACTGCTCATAACGATGTCTCTCCATCTTCTTCATCCAGTTGACAGCTGCTTCGTGACTGATCCGAACTGAGCGCTCACCAAGCTTCATGATCCTTGGACCAAGTTTTTGCTTGATCAGCTTATAATAAAGCGTTCGTCCAATCCGAACCAGCCGACAAAACTCTTCAACTGTATAAACATCTTTCTTCGGTTGCTTGCTGTCTTGTATAGGTTTTTTCATCTTTCGTCAACCTCATTAATAGTTCTTGATTTTATTTGGACTTGTCGGTATAAGCAAGTACTATAACAATATATTTTTTATTTTACTTGATTGTTAAGGAGGATCCAGCAGTGGATAACTCCGAAGAGCTTAAAGCAGTCAACAAGTTAAGGGAATGAAGCCTTAGGGGATAGTTTTTGGATAAGTTTGTTTGTGCATCCCATTCTTTACTTATCCACAGTTTTTAAAAAATTATCCCCAGCTTTATCCCCTATTTTTGTGGATAAATATTATGAGAAAATCCAAGATGGATAAGGGCTTCGAGCATGCCTGTAAGAACTTCGTCAAGTACCTCGAAGATGAGATGGAAGGCCATAAATGCATGACGAAGACTGAAAAAGATCCAGAAAAAAAGAATGAATTCAACATTCGTTGGCAGGAACTCAAGACCGTGAGGCTTTATGTCGAAGAGATTATGATGAATAAAATTACCTTCAGTAAAAATGAAGATTGTTTTGAATGCGGTCAACCAACTAAAGATGGAGCGATTTATTGTGGAGAAACGTGTCAAAAGCAAGCGGCGAGCGTCTACGGATAACTTATTCAAGGAGTATCGCCTAACGATGGATTACGTCTTGGAGACCTTTCCTGCGATTCGCAATCAGGTCGCAGATGAGATCAATGATGCTATTATTGAAGTGGTCGAGAGGCATGCAAGTTTTATTGGCGGTGGCATGAAGTTGGAAGATTACAAAGATGAGTGAAACTTGGTTCACAAGCGATATTCATTTCGGCCACCGGCGTGTGCTGCAGTTTGAGCCTGTGAATAGGCCTTTTCAGTCATTGGAGGACATGAATGTCACAATCATACACAATTGGAATAAACTTATCGGTCCTGCTGATTTGGTTTATGTTCTTGGGGATTTCGCTTTTAATCGGGAAGGCCTTCGGCTTGCAAAGGTACTCCACGGGCGTAAGAAGCTTATTTTGGGTAATCATGACATCTTTAGCACTGCTGATTATTTGGAGTATTTTGATTCATTACACGGGGCTCTCTTCTTAAATCGTGTACTGGCCTTAACGCATATTCCGATTCATCCAAATGAATTTGGATATCGTTCAGGCGTGAATGTACACGGGCACTTACACGGAAAGCTCGTCACAAAAGGTCCTTATCAAGATCCAGATGAGCGTTACTTCAATGCTTGTCTCGAGCAAAACAATATGAAGCCGTTTCACATGGATGAAGTGATGAAACGAGCACAGCAAGTTAAACAGAGGCATATACATGAAACGAACGAAAATCCTCTCATACAGAATCGAGAAGATCATTAAGTCTGAAAAGGAGATTAACGATAAGTTTCTGGATAAGCTTGCCGACTTTGTTGCAAGTAAACGAATGAAAGATTTTTTAGTAAGCCAAAGAACAGAGTTAGTGGAGACGGAAGATAAAAGATGCAAGCACTGCGGAAGTATTGTTTGGAACCTTTTTCCGCTTAAACTAAAGAAGAAATACAATGGCAGACACATACAAAATAAAGATAAAAAGAAAGTACAATCGGCTGTCAAACGAAGAAAACCTAAAGTGTCATAAGCTCTTCAAGAAGCTTATGCGCAAAGGTTATAGCTTCGATGAAGCCTGGTGGCAGAGTCGTCAGGGCCGAAGTGTTTGGGACAGTCTGACGCCAAAAGAGCAGAAGACTATTATCAATTATAGCAAAGGCCCGAGTTGGCATACGCGCATGTTTAGCAATATACCGAAGAAGCGCGAGACGAAACAGTTGCTGAAAAAGATCGACCTGGATACTGAACAAGAACATATCTGGCCGGTCGACCGTAAACCATATGCTTATTATTATTAGGAGGAGCTATGTCGAAAGAAGAGAAGAAAAACTATAAAGCTACAATATTGCGTTGCGATTCGTGCAAAAAACATGAATACCAAGATCAGAAATATGGCGATATGATGCGCGTCCATAACCCCAAAGCATCTACCAAAGATGGCGGATGGCGTTGCACTGTCTGCGGGAGGACTCGCTAATGAAGTGCGTTGAAAAAGATTGCGAAGAGAAGGCCGGTACTCCATGGACTCCTTATTGGTGTTTGAAACATGATGAAGAGAGAAGAACGCGGATTACAAATCAGCTAGAAAATATCTCAAAAGACCTGGAGACAAAATAATGAAGTGGCTAAAGATTTGGACTGAAGACGCAAAGAAGACACAAGAAACCGATCAGCTTTATGTAAGGCTATTAGAGGATCGCGATGAGGATATCTGGGTTGTAATCGTTGATAAGAATGGAGATGCCTTCGATAACAATCACATCTTGCATCTTTCTAAGGACATGCGCGCGATCATGCTTCACGGCCTTGGACAGAACCAGCCAATGCGAACTGACATCCATGGCATGCCGTTGCATACGACCGCATGGCAGCATAATATGGAACGCGGAAATAATCCGGCAATGCAGATTATGAATTTGCCTCAGCATATAAGGGAAGCAATCGCAAATAAGCTGAAAGAATCCCTGAATGATCAGCAGATGCGCTTTGAACAGGAAACTAAACACTAATATAGCGGCCCTCTTAGCTTAGTTGGTAAAGCAATCGCCTTGTAAGCGAAAGAGCGGGAGTTCGATTCTCTCAGGGGGCATCATAAAAGGTGAAGAAAGATCATGAATAAAGATAAACGCAACGTAGCTCAGGCAGTAGAGCAGCGGACTGAAAATCCGCGTGTCGTTGGTGCGAATCCAACCGTTGCGGATGATTATCCAGTTGAGGGTTATTTTGGACGCGATGAGGAAATGGTCTTGGAGACTTCAGAATGCAAGACTTGTCCTCATGGCTATGTATTTATCTTCGATTGCAAAGATTGCCGGGAGTCTTCGAAGTATAAAGAATCCTGGGAAGCAGAAAAGCGCCGCCGGAATAGAGTTTTAGATTCGTTGACGAGAAAAGTTTATCTTAGAGACGAAGAAAATGGTTAGATTGGTCTGCCTTTCTGATACGCATAGCAAGCACAAGCAAGTGCCCATTCCAGATGGAGATATCCTTATTCATGCAGGCGATCTTACCCCAAGAGGGAATTATTATGATTTCATCAGCGTTGGTAAGTGGTTTGAAAGTCTCAAGGAACGCTTTAAGCATCGTATCTTCATCGCAGGCAATCATGACTTCGGCTTGGAGAGCGATAGGCAACTTATCCTTAAGTCCCATTTCGACAGAGATGTCATTTACCTTCAGGATAGCGGAGTGGAACTCGAAGGAATTAAATTCTGGGGAAGTCCCTGGGTGAATCAGTTTTATAACTGGGCGTTCATGAAAGAAGAAGACGATCTTGCACTTCATTGGGAAGCGATTTCAGATGACACCCAAGTGCTCATTACCCATGGTCCGCCATTTGGCATCTTGGATACGAATAAAGATGAAGTCGACAAAGAAACCGGCATTCCGGATCGATGCGGAAGCAAGACATTATTGGATCGCGTTATGCAATTGCCAAACCTAAAGCATCACATCTTCGGACACATACACGACCATGGTGGAAAAGATTGGCAAATTGGATATAAAATGTTTCACAACGTAGCAGCGCTGAACTATATGTATAGATATCAGAATGCTCCGACTGTAATCGATGTTGTTCCGTGACGGCTCGGGGAATAAACCGTTAAGCGCAGGGTCCTATTAATTCGGTAGCCCTCATCCCATGAGCCTGAGTGGGGCGCGAATCAGGCGCAGTTGCGGGGTGGCGAAGTGGTAACGCGCGTGTCTCATAAGCACGTCACGGCTGGTTCGATTCCAGCCCCCGCAAAATATTATGGTCGATTGGATTTTAGCATTTGAAGTGAAATTAATTTTATATTAATTGATGAACACACTATCTTATGCTTGATTCGATTGACCACCAATTTAACAAAAAAGGAGTTTTAGGAATGAAAATGCTGCTAGTAGTTCTATTATGTGTGGTCTCAATGCCGTCTATTGCTTGTTATGATGGCACCCAAGAACCATGTGAAAAGTTGAACGTTAATAAATAGCTTCATGGCCGACGATACTTCCGGGCGGACTTTGAGTCGCGGGGCTACGTGAAAGTCGTAGACAAGCAGGAGGGAAAATAGGCCGCCAATTTATGGCTCTCGAATCCATGCGCGATAGTATGGGCACCGACCTGGAGCACTCGAGCAGGCATTGTCGACTAAAGCCTGTGTTCATTAGCACCAGACGACGGAGAGAGAGCCGCCAGTTTATGCGGGCCCTGATTGGGGATAAAAGACTGGAATTAGGTCTTCCTAGGTAAGCCTAGTTACCCTAAACGGTGGGTTTGAATCCCATCTCCCGCTCCGATTTATGGGAAGAGTACACACCCAAACGATCTAAGTCGGCCAGGTTGATCACTGGCGTCCACTATAGCTTAGATGACGTGGAATAGGGTGCCTCCCACCTAATTATGATATACTGACCAGGGAATGATCTAACAAGGAAGTTAGCGTGGCAGAGCAAACTGTCTCGCGAGAGCAGCTCGAAGCTTCTCTCATGCGATTTATTCAGCTTTTCTATTACCTACGGACAGGGAGAAAGTTTGAACTTTCTCATCCTGACGGCCGTGAATCTCACTATATTACTATCTGCCGCGCCCTCATGCGGGTCATTAAAGGCGAAACCAAACGCCTAATCATTAACGTCCCGCCGCGTTATGGCAAAACGGAAATGGTCATTCACTTCGTCGCCTGGGCCCTCGCTCAGTTTCCGGATAGCAACTTTCTCTATGTATCTTACAGCTTGGGGCTCGCCAAGAAGCAAACCAAGACAATTAGACAAATAGTATCCATGATGGAGTATCGTGATATATTTGATGTACAGATGTCTGATGAAACATCAGCTCAAGGGAACTTTGAAACTCGTCAAGGAGGTTCAGTTTATGCGGCAGGAGCAGACGGCGAAATTACAGGTCGCGGTGCAGGTATTAAGGGTGGTAACCGTTTTGGTGGGTGTATTGTTATTGACGACATCCATAAACCTTCAGAAGTCACTTCAGATACTATCCGAAAATCTATCAACGACTGGTACTTTAATACTCTGCAGTCCCGATTGAATGATCCGGATAAAACCCCAATCGTCTTCATTGGCCAACGCCTTCATGAAGATGACCTCGCAGCCAATCTCATTGCATCCGGTGAATGGGAAACGGTCATCATTCCAGCACTCGATGTCGCCGGTAACGCCCTCCATCCCGAAATGCATAACATCGCAACACTTCACAAGATGCAGGAGACAATGCCCTATGTCTTCAGTAGCCAATATCAGCAAGACCCCATGCCGGCCGGAGGCGGTATCTTCAAGCCAGAGTGGTTCTATGAGATGGAAGATGAACCAGATATCCTTGCAACATTTATCACCTGTGATACCGCTGAAACCGACAAAAGCTATAACGACGCCACTGTTTTCAGCTTCTTTGGCGTCTATAAGATTAAACATGGTGAATATGAAACTGGGCAGATTGGACTGCACTGGCTCGATTGTATTGAGGTCCGAATTGAACCGAAAGACCTTGAACAAGAGTTTATGGCTTTCTATGCAAATTGCATGCGATATTCCGTAAAGCCGCGTCTTGTTGCTATCGAACGTAAATCAACCGGCGTGACCCTCTCATCAGTCCTCAAGAATGTCCGGGGCCTTCAGATATTCGATGTTGAACGCACTCATGCAACCGGCAATAAAACGACTCGATTCCTAGAGATTCAATCTGTTGTCGCTGCCCGTCAAGTCTCCATTCCAAAGGGCGGAAAGCATACAGCCATGGTCTTGGAACATATGCGAAAGATTACTGCCAATGACTCGCACCGCTTCGACGATATTGCCGATACATTGTACGATGGTGTCAAGTTAGGCATAATAGATAATATTATCTTGACCACGGCTCCGAAGAAACTTCAGGAAGAAGAGAATGTTGCCCGTGGCATAATGACCAATTTTAAGAGGCTGTTGCAGTTACGCATGGCCCGATAACCACCTGTTTAAAAGGATTTAAACATGGAAGTGGCAAAAAAGCATCAAGATCAGCTTGAGCGCTTAAAAAAGAATGTCCGAAATACCTATTCTTATTTTCAGCCAAATTACAAACGATTCAATGAGTTCCGTCGTTTTGTCTTTGATACTTCCTTAACTGACGACGATAAGATGGTCCTCGATGCTTTGAAGAAGCCGAAGATCGAATTCAATATTGGCGAAGCATACATTTCTCGTCTTAGGGGTGAGTTCTCCAAACAGCAACCCGGTATTTATGTAACAGCCGAAGATGGCACCCAAGTTCCGGGTGCGCTCATTCAAACGGTCAATGACCACCTTCGGCATATTATTTTTGAAGCCAATAAGAATTCTTGTGAATACCAGGTTTACACGGACATCCTATCCGGTGGCTTTTCTGCCATTAAACTTTGGACAGAATATGCAAATTCGATGTCATTCAATCAAGTCATTAAGTTTGACCGTTGCTATGATCCCACCTTAGTTGGCTTTGATCCACTCGCGCGCGCACCGCATAAAGGTGATGGCCGATTCTGTTTTGAACTTATTCCGCAAACCCGAGAACAGTTCCTAGATGAGCATCCTGAGATTGATCTCAATGGCATTGACTTCACCAGGAACGTCGAAGGGTTTAACTGGTCCTATAGCCAGAATCAAGAAGATGTTTTGCTTATTTGCGATATGTACGAAAAGCACAAGAAACGCAAAAGAATCGTAGAACTTGCTAATGGCGCTGTGATGCTCGCTGATGAATATGAGCCATTCGTAGCACAGTGGGAAGCTTCCGGTATTACACAACAAGTTCCAGCTATTAAATCTTCGCGTATGACGGATCTCGAGATCGTATGCCGATATCGATTTATTGAAAACCGCATCTTAGAGTATGTCGAAACTGACTATCCTGGATTGCCTCTTATCTTTGTAGATGGCAACTCTATTGTGATTCGCGCCGGCACAAATCAGGGTTCATTCGTTCAGATGACGAGACCTTATATATACCATCTGAAGGGGCTTCAGCAGTTAAAGAATTTTGCAGGTCAAACACTTGCTAATGAACTTGAAAATCTCGTTCAGCATAAATTTAAGGTCGCCAAGGAGTCACTGCCTGATGAACAATCCTACCTGGATGCTTACACGAATATTCAGATTGCTAACACTCTTGTCTACAAGGCTTTCAAGGATAATGATCCGAAAACGCCTGTTCCTGCGCCGACTGAGATTGCTCGAATACCGCCTCCAACAGAAGTCATCCAGACTTTTACGCTTGTCGATCAGATGTCTCAAAGTATTCTTGGTAGTTATGATGCTTCTCTCGGCATTAATAATAATCAACTCTCTGGTACCGCTATCGTAGAAGGCGCGACTCAATCCAATGCTGCAGCAATGCCCTATGTCGTAAGCTATATGCAGTCCTTGTCTCATTTGGGACAAATGATCGCTAAGATGCTTCCGAAGTATTATCGCACTCCGCGCACTATTCCCATTGTTAAAGATGACGGCACCCGTGATTATCGGCAGGTCAATGGACCTGGTCAAGTTTCGTTCAACTATGATGAAAATGCCCTGAATGTCAAAGTCGAGGCTGGCGTCAATTTCTCGATTCAAAAATCGCGATCCCTACAGCAACTAGTATCAATGTCACAGGCTATGCCAATATTCGGTCAGTTCATGAATGCGAAGGGGCTTAAAGTCCTCATTGATAATTTTGACATTAATGGTTCAGAGCAGTTGAAAGAGCTCGCTGATCAGTTTATGCAGGAACTTGCGCAACAGCAGCAAATGCAGCAAAAAATGCAGCAGCAGGAGATGGCACAGAACCCAATGGTACTTAAAGCCAAGAATGACCAGATCAAAATGGCTCTTGATGAGAAACAAAAACAGGTGGATAATCAACTTGAAGCCGGCAAACTTGCCGTTGACAAGCAACAGGCTGATACGGATTTCTTGAAAGTGCTGACTGAGATGCACCGAGCTCGAGGTGAGCAGGCAGTATCTGCAATGAAAGCTCATGCCGAAGAAACCCGAGCTGCTGTTGACTTGGCTATTAAACATGTCGATGTAGCGCATGGGCATGCAATGGGTCATAAGGAACATGACCTCGAGCTCAAGAAACACGTTCTGGAAGAGCGTAAAGTTGAGCACGAGATGGCGCAAGCCAATAAGGAATCAATATCTAAGGAGTAGTACAATGCCTCACATTTCTGATCACAATCATCCTATGCACAAAGGTCCTCATCACAATATGTATATTCATCCTCATAACCGAGGTGGTAGCGGGGCAAAGATGGGTGCTAAAGAAGAAGTTGTCATGGGCAAGAAAGGTAGTCACGAGATGGGCGATAAATCTCATTTATCTTCTGTCATGGGCGAGCCTAAGGGTGCCGATGTAGCAGGTCATTCTGGCAAGATGTAAGCATGATCTTACAACTTAACCCGCCGATCCCCATGGAGACAGAGAAGGGGAAGGGATTGGCATGGTTAGTCATCGATTATGGTGCTGAGTACAACCTTCTCTGGGTCGTTGTAATAGACGACACGGGCGAGATTTGGACTTTTGAAAACCAGAAAGTCCGCGCCCAAAAAAACATTACAATGGGAAGGATACCCCGCTTATGAGTTATTACGGAATTTACGACGAAGAAGATGATGTAAAACCCGTTAGAAGTTTTTCTCAAGATGCGGTCAAAGAAAGTCAGAACCTTTATCGATCTGAACTCAAAGAAATGGAAGATCGACTCAAGCGTCACGTCACCGAATGCAAACTCGAAATAATCAAAAACATAATGAGCATCATGCGTCAGAACGGATTTGTTGTTAAACCTAAAGGAGAAGAAGAGTCATGTCTAAAGATAAAAAGGAATCGGTCATTACCGCGTTAGATAAACCAGAGCTCATTCAGCATGTCGTGCAGCTCGCAACTGGAATTATGGATGTCATTGATCTTTTTGAACCATCTCGGCCTGGATCAATTGCATTCACTAAGATTGAAGAGTGTATTATGTGGATGCAGGTCCTAATCAATAACATCGCGCGCAAGCCAGATGTTCAAGTAAAAGAAGGTGATGTAATTCCTGCTAAAACTTGACACAGATATTGTTTTAGGCATAGGCTGATAATTACGGAGCTATCCGGTCAAAATGGCCACCAACTCTAGGTGAGGATAGAGGCACTACCGTGACTCGGGCAACAGTCAGAAGAAGGAATTGAGCTAATGGATTTAGCTGAAGGGAATCAAGGGCAGAGTGCGTCTGCTGGAACAGCTCCTGTTGTGCAGGATGTGCAGCAAGAGAAAATGTTAAAACAAAGTGAAGTCAATGAGTTGGTCGGTCGTCTTAAGCAGGAAGCTTATGCGAAAGGCCTACGGGATGCGCAAGGACAATCTTCTCCTGCTCCTCAACAGAGCATGGGCGGAATGCCTCAGATCACGGAAGATCAAGTTCGGCAGATGATCGCCGACGAAGCGCAGAAACAATCTCAGATGGCTGCAGCGCATAATACGCTGAATAGCTTTGTCCAACAGATGTCTTCAGGGAAAGGGAAATACTCTGATTTCGACGAGACTGTTGCAACACTTGGTGATATGAAGAACCTCCCTCATATCGTTGAGATGGCGGCAGACACAGGGATTGCTGGGGATGTGATGTATGAGTTGGGCAAAAATCCTGGCAAAGTGGCATCACTTATGACACTAGCATATATCAATCCCCATCTCGCAAAATCAGAAATGAAGAAATTGTCTGACTCTATTAAACAGAATCAGACAGCCCAAGAAACTCCTCAAGCTAAAGAACCCTTATCTCAAATTAAATCTTCTACAGTTGGCATGGATAATGGCATGCCCACGGTTAGGGACTTGAAGAAGAAATACCGAGGGTAAGCGTTCGCGCTTGAGCCGTTATCCAGAATAAAAAACGGAATTTTTATTTTGGAGAAACGACATGGCTACACCTACAAACGTTTTACAACAAGTACAAACGTATCAACGTTCCAATTTAGCTTTACTCGAAAACTTGAATTGCATGATGAATATCGGCAACTTCAAGTTCAAAGATTTCGAAAATATTACCGCAAACCTTGGATCAAGTGTGACGTTCGATTTGCCGCCTCGGTTTACAACCGCTATCGGTTTGGTTGCTTCATTCCAACCCGCCGTGCAGCGCGTCTTAACCCTCACTTGCGATCAAGCGACAAACACCTCGTATGAATTCACCGCGCAAGAACGTATCTTCAACGTCGAAAAAGACACCGAATCCTACATGGAAATGTTCGGTCGTTCGGCTGTTGCGGAAATGGGTGCCAACATCGAAGCGAATCTTGCTTTAAATGCGAACTCTTCTGTACCTGTGAACAACGTCGTAAACGGTCAGACTGTTCCGACAGGTGCGTTGCATACAGAATCAGGTCCTTTCCGTTTCTTCGGCGATGGCGTGACTCCAATCAATTCTTACCAACAGCTCGCTCAGATGATTGCGAACTTCAAGAACTTCGGCTCTGTTGCTCAAGGCATCAAAGTCGTTCTTCCAGATGTCAGCATTCCGCCTATCGTTGGTACCGGCTTAAATCAGTTTGCTCCCAATCGTAACAACGACATTGCAAACTCCTGGGAAGTTGGTGAGTTCGGCACTCCGCCTGTGATGTACTACCAGAGCAACTTGCTACCTCAACACACTTCCGGCAACGTCGGCGTGAATGGAACAACCTTAACTGTTATCTCCACCAACGATCCTACTGGCGCGAGCATCACTCAGATTACTTTCTCTGGTGCTACAGCATCAGATGCAAGCGCAATCCTCTCTGGTGACTTGGGTCAATTCCAGGATAATGTCAGCGGTCACCCGAATCTTCGGTTCTTGACTTTTATCGGTCACACAATCAGCAAACAGCCCGTGCAAATCCGAGCGACTGCTGATTCAGCTGCTGACGGTTCTGGCCATGTGACAGTGACCTTTACTCCTGCGCTTTCTTCAGTCCCAGGCGGAAATCAAAACATCAATACCAATATTGTTGCGGGTATGCAGATGAAGTTCCTGCCTTCTCATACTTGCGGATTGGTACTGGGTGGCGATGCGTTTTATGTCGCTATGCCTCGCTTGCCTGATCAATATCCGTTCCCAACAGCGGCCGAATATGATCCGGACACCGGCGTTAGCATGCGCATGACCTACGGTTCTCTCTTCGGTCAGAACCAAATGGGTATGATTCACGACTGTACTTGGGGTTCTGTTTTGGTTCCAGAGTACACCATGCGAATTGCGTTCCCTGTGTAAGCATTGAATTGGCCACGCAGTGCGTGGCCTTTTGGATAAACGAATTAAAGGAATAAAGCCATGTCTCAATTAGATCCGATTGTAAATCAACCCGCTCTTTATATGAATGGGTTGTTACTCAGCAATGACGCTACGACTCCGCATACAAAGCTTGATGTAGCTCCCGGTATTTGTCGTGACAGCAACAACATTATTGACATGAATCTTGGAAACTACCTTGGTCTTTCTGGAGTAGGTACAGCGAACTCTACAACTGTCATTAACTTCAGTGTCAATGGTGCTAATGGTTTAGATACAGGCACATTTGCTGCTTCTACTGCTTATTACGTTTTTGTAATTGGCGACTCAAGCAACAAAAATCCTGTCGCAGCCTTAGCTTCATTAAGCGCGACTGCTCCGACGTTACCTTTCGGATATGACTCTATCCGCTTGATTGGATATTGCCGATCTGATAGCAGCACTTTCTTGTTGGCTATGTATACATCAGGAAGCACCGCAACACGTTATTTCCAGTGGGATGCTCCGATTGCGGTCACTGTGACTTCTTCAGGTACCTCAGCCAGTTATGCGGCAATGGATCTTTCTGTTGGCGTTCCTGCGACTAAATTTGGCAAGGTCAGTCTGAAGTGGAAATGGACTAACAATGCTGCTGCAGACACAATTAACTTTACTCCAAGCAGCGCAACAGGCGATTTTTACACTGCTATTGGACAAGTGGCTGGCGTCGCTATGGAAGACAGCTTTGTAATCTTGCCTTTAGCCGGAACAGACTTTACTACTTCTAAACCAGAAGTCAGCTATAAAGTCAGCGCCGGAACTCTGAACAATGTTTATGTTCAGGCTTTCGAAATGGCGTTATAAGGACATGACAAATGGCATATACAGCGGCTCAGCTGATAACAAGAGCGTTTTATTTATCCCAGGTTGTTTCCAGAGAACTTGAGACTGTCAGTGGTCAGCAGATCTCTGACGGTCTCACTTGGTTAAATGCACTGCTATCACTGAAGTCCGCTTATAGCCGAGTCATTCCCTATTATCAGGAATATGATTTTACCCTGACGCAGAATGTCGAAAAGTACTTTATTCCTAATTTGGTTCAACCAGAAACATTTACTTTTAATATTGGTCCAGTACGCTATGCAACGCAATCTCTTGGAAGAAAGTCTTACTTCGGAACTGGTCGTATCGATAATATTTCTTCGCTACCTTTTAGCTGGCATTTTGAACGTCTCCTAAATGGTTCGAACATCTATCTTTACTTCCTTCCTGCAGCTGACTATCCAGCTAAGATCTGGGGCAAGTTCGGATTTACGAATGTCACCCTAGAGCAGGATCTCGAGCAGACCTACGACGAATATTATATTGATTACCTTCGTTATCGCTTGGCTCAGAGGATTTGTTCTGAATACGGCATTCCATTGCAGCCACAAGCGCAAATGGAATTAGCAGAGCTTGAAGAAGCAGTAACAGATGTTTCGCCACCGGATCTCACGATCACGAAGTACAGCTCTCTTGCAAGCGAACCAGGATTAAACTGGGGCGATATTAACATTGGCAGGGGCTGGAGACCGGGGAATTAATCCATGAAAGGACGCTCTCCTACTTTTACACAACTTCCCTTGGATGTCGTGGGATCGACTCGCTTTGGTCGTTATCCGAAGATTAGTCAAGAGCAGACCTTCAACATGATCATAAGCGATGGCTTTCTTGTGCCTTATGCTGGTCATCTTCAAGTAGCAACTGTTGCTCCTCAACAAGACGGACGCGGAATTTTTACATCTGTCCGTTTGAACAGCATGGTCGTTGTAATTGGTAACATGGCTTACCTTGTTTCGCCTGATATCGAAGTCACAACGATTGGTCAACTGAATACATCGACAGGGACTGTTTACATAGATGAGAACCTGAATGGTCAGATTGTCATTTGCGATCAGTTCTTTCTTTATGTTTATAACTATGCAACGCCAACGACACCTGCTCTTCAGGTGATTACGCCGGCAACTTTAGGATTCACTCCTGGCTATATTACTATGCAGAACAATCGGATTGTTGCGGCCGGAAAAGGAACGAGCAATTGGAATCTTTCAGCATTAGGTGATGCAACTAGCTGGCCCGGAACGGCTGCTTTCGTTGGCGCTCTTCAAACAAAACCTGATTACGTTCAAGCTGTCCAACGGTTTCCTGGGCGAGGCAATCTTCTCTATGTCATGGGAACCACTGTGAGTGAGCCATGGCAGGACATTGGTGCGGCTTTGTTTCCTTATCAGAAAAACTCTTCAGTCAATATTGATTACGGCTGTTTGTCTCCGGCAACGATTGCTTATAATGAAAATTATATCGTTTGGTTAGCGACAAATGAAAAGTCTGGCCCTTTCATTGCTTACTCCACCGGCGGCGATATCCAGCGCATTTCGACAGATGGGATTGACTTCAAGTTTACGACTCTGACTAATCCGAGCAATAGCTATGGATTTTTATTTCGCCAGGACGGCCATCTGATCTACCAAATTACTTTTCCAGACGATGCGCTAACATATAGTTATGACTTCAACACCAAGAAATTTTTTACAATTACCGATGAAAATCAAAACGCCCATATTGCGAAGCGCGTCGCGTTTTTCAATAACACCTATTACTTCGTGAGCTTCGTCGATGGAAACATCTACGAGATGTCTACCAAATACAGTACTTATAACGGCGTTGAGATTCCGAGGATCAGGATCTGCCGAAATATCAGGATGCCGGATGCTTCTCGTTTTGCAGTCAATAATTTGACTTTTACTTTGGAGTCCGGCACTCAGCAGCAAATTATTGAGTCAGATGACCTTATGACCGAGAGCGGCGAGGACATCCTAACGGACACCCTACAGACCATCATGGTCAATAGCCCGTTCAATTACTATGTTGCTGAGCCGATCATGACGGATGCTGGGGATAATATCCTTACTGATAATCTAACTGACCTGGATGCCAATGTTCTGTCTGACCAGCCCTATATTGTCCCGCAATCCGTTGGTCTTTCTGTATCCAAAGACGGCGGTCTCAACTTCGGTGCGGTTAAGATTAAGGATCTTCCTCCACAAGGTAATACCCGGAATCGCCTGATCTATTGGCAGCTTGGGGCTGCTAATGACTTTGTTCCGATGTTCCAGTTCTGGGGACTCTCAAGGTTCGTGGTAACTGATGGAATAGCGAGCGTTTACCAATGACGGCGAGCAGACAAAAGCAGATCCCCAACTTTGAAAATGTCCCTATTATTGGTTCAGGCGGCATGTGGTCTGAGAGTTGGTCATTAATTATGCAGCAGCTGTTCAGCGTCCTGCAGACTAATTTTGGATCAGAAGGGATTGTTGCACCAACTTTGACCGCAGCCCAGATCACGGCTGTTCAAAATAATCAACTCGAAAATGGGCAATATAGCTGCCAGTATGGTACGATTGTATATAATAGTACGGCCAATTCAATGATGATGGCCATTAGTGATGGCGGTAGCCCGCCAAAGCCGGTTTTTAAAACCGTTACTTTAACTTAGGTAAAACGTGGAACATGATGTTTCACGAGCAGACGTTAAAAGGATTTAACGATGCCACTATCAGGTCAAGATTTTAGAGCTTTTGGAAAGGCTGCCGGTGTAGGTGGACTTGGAGCCGGCGTAATGGGACTTATGTTCCCAGGCGACAGTCCATATGACCAAGCAAAGCCTTATTACGATAAAATTCCGGGAATGCTTCAGAATACCTATAATCCTTATATCCAATCAGGAATGGGGTCTATGGGTCAGCTTCAAGGCCAATATGGCTCGCTTATAAATAACCCCGGAAGTAAGTTAAATGAGATCGGCCAGGGTTACCAGCAATCTCCTGGATATCAATGGCAGTTAGGTCAAGCTCTCCAGGCAGGTAATAATGCAGCTGCTGCAGGTGGAATGGCCGGAACTCCGATGCATCAACAACAGCAAATGGCAACTGCCCAGGGTTTAGCTAACCAGGACTATTACAATTACTTGGGCAATGCTCTCGGGCTTTATGGAACGGGTCTTTCTGGTCAGCAGGGTATGATGAATCAAGGCTTTAATGCCTCTAATGAGCTTGCAAGTGGTCTAGGTTCAACTTGGATGAATCAGGGTAATCTTGCGATGTCTGGTCAGGCAGCAGAAAATCAAGCTCAAAGCCAGATGTGGGGCAATATCTTCGGAGGGCTTGGAGCTCTCGCATTTCTGTAAGGAGTTAAAGTAA